CGTACAAGCCATGCGTTAGCGTAAGCCGATGGATAAACAGCAAATTTGCGTTTAGCTTCTGCTTTTACCCTAGAGTATAACGCTTTATTTACAGGAACATTCGCCACGTTTTTTACCTCCCTTTTTCTTTTTCTTCTTTTTCTTCATTCCAGTGTGATAAGGCATGATAAGAATTAGGTTTCTTAATATATTCTAAACGAAGTTTGGCCTAATGTCTCTGGTTTTGCAAGGTTGAATTGCTGTAGACAAAGATAACCAAAAGCATCAAACGCATGGTCAACTCCTAAATTTTTATTAGGCAAACCCGTATTTGGTGCATAAGTTAAAGTTCTAAGCGATTTTATCAATTCTTTACAACGTGGATGTATAAAAGTTCTTCTATCTCCATTTGCATCATACAAAGCAGTATTAACAGCAGTTATCTTATCTCTTATCTTCCACGGACTTTTCGGACTCATAACAGTAAAACCAGACCTTCTCAGAATAGTATGGTCAGTAACACCAACTCCACTTGTCTTTCTTGCACTTCCAGTAGGGTCGGGACAGGCAATAATTCGTCTATCTACCCCATATCGCCTTGTAACTTCTTCAGCAAAATCCCAAGTTGTTGCTCCACCCGTCAACATAATCTCATCAAACACATACAGACAATCATTATGTTTTACAGCACAAATTCCTGCCATAGGATCAACGTTAAAGTCTAAACCCAATAACAAGGGCATAAGATGTAAGTCCTGTACTTCCTTATCAATATTTTCATCACTAAAGCTAACAGCAACCAAACCAGTAAGATTTTCAAAACTTGCCTCAAATTCCTGTCTAAATGTCCTCGCATCCAACTGACCTCTGGCAGCCTCCACCTCTTCTTTCGCTACGTTACCTCCTTCAATAGTTGTAAAACTCCATCTTTGCCAATCATCCCACTCCTGTTCACCACAAAAACACCACATATCATAAAACCAGCTTGCAGTTCCATCAGGTGTACTAATAAACAATGCCCAACCTTGTTTGTCGGCTAATGCAGGTCTAATAACTTCAGCCCATACATCTCGATCCATAAATGCTGCCTCATCTAAAACAACACCAGCAAGACTTCTTCCCCTCAATGCCATCGCATTTTCAGTTCCCTTCAACTCAATAGTTGATCCATTTATCAACTCCAACCTTAAATCTGTCTCATTCTTACTCTGAACCCATATCTTCGGTACTAATCTCTTCAATTCTTTCCACGCAATATCCTTTGCCATCCTATAAGTAGGAGCACAATAAAAATAAACCTCTCCAGGTCGATTGATTGCTCCTCTAAGTAATTCAATACAAGAAAGATACGATTTTCCAAACCTTCTTCCTGCAACCAACACCCGAAATCTTTTATCACTGTTAAATACCTCCCCCTGTGCATACCTTAAACTTATTTCTTCCTGTTTTTTTACCGCCATACTCTAAAAAATAACAAAAGTCTGAATAAGTACCCCCTCTTTATAGCCTATTTCAGCATTTTTAGGTTATAGTTTCAGTAACAACCCTTAACAAGATTAAGTCCGTGGCTTCTTCTACCTTCCCAGATAACATAAATAATAATCCAATAGTTCAACCAGCAAGAAAAAGAGTTCGTTCTGCTATGTCAGATGTCCTAAAAAGATCTCAACGTCTTTATGCCCGTCAACTTGAAGGAAAAACTACTCGCCAACTTGTCCTAGAACACGCAAATATTGAAGGTATCTCTGAAACAACCGCTTGGGATGATTGGAATAGAGTAAAAGTTTGGAATAATGAAGATTGGGAAAAAGATAGAGAAACCCTCCTGCCACGCTTACAAGCCATGAGAGTACGCTTATTCAACAAGGCAGTTAAAAAGGGTCAACTACAAACAGCAGCACAGATCTTAGACTCTCTAGGTAAAGTAATAGGTGAATCCGTAGAAACCGTTAATATCCAAGCTCCAGAACTTTCTATTCGAGTAGAACCAAAAAATTAACTGATATATATTTAAGTTCCCCATGGCAATTTTTGCCATGAAAAATTTTAAAACAGTCCCCCCAAAGTCTGAAAAAAGTCTGAAATTAGTCTGAAAAAAGTCTGAAAAAAAATTTCTCCCAGGGGGTTGTTAGTCTGAAAAATTAATAGAAATAGTCTGAATTATTATTTGAAATAGTTTACTATTTTTGTTAAAATGGAATAGGCTTAGTATTTTTTGAAATTGGTTAATGAAAAAATCTTGAGATAAAAAACTATCAAAAAGATTTTTGAAAAAACTATTTTAAGAAATTACTCAAGCTTTAAAAAGAAAAATTATCTAACTTTCCAAAATGCCTAGACAATTAAAGACTCAAAATAAGGGTCGAAATACAGTTGAGGTCAAAGTAACTTTGAAGCCTCAAGAAGCAAAACTTTTAGATGTTGCAATTTTTTTAGATGGATCAGGTTTGACCAGGTCTGCCTTTTTGAAAAAGTGTATGTCTGAAAAAGTAGAGAATACAAGATTAGGAGATATTAAATAATGAGAACTAAATTATTATTAATTGCTTTTCTTTTATTGAGTTGGCAAAGTTATGCAATTATTTCAACTCTTTATCAGAGATTAGATGCTCGAACTACTCAGCTTGAAAAATTACTAGAGGAACTTTAAACAATGAAAAAGTCTTATTTAGCATTTATCAGAATTTCTGCTGGTTCTTCTTGGTATCAAACCGATCAACAAGAAGATTTTGAGCTAATGGCTTATAAAGCAGTAAAACAAGCAAAGAAAGATTGGAAGCATCTTTATAAATTTAAAAAAGATGGGGAATGGATTGTACCTATTTATGATGTTTCCAAATGTTCAAATGGTTGGGTTGCTCAGTGTATGCCTTACGGAATTTTTCCAGTTTTAAAAAGTGGAAAGCTTGGTAAAAAACCTTGTAAATGGGTTAAATCTATTAAGCTTTATCATTAAAATTTTTTCTTCCAGGGGGCATATAAAATCTGGGTATGTCTCCAAAAACCTTTCAACAACTAACTTTTTTCAATTATGACTATCAAACAAACTACATGGACAATTAGTTCAACTGATAAAAAACAACACGGAAAAAAAGAAAATATTTTTTCTTTTTCTGCAACTTCTAATTATTCAATTAAAGAAAAAGATTTAATTGATTTATTTATTACAGTTGGCCAAGGCATGTGCTATTGGGGCGAAGCTTATATCAATTTTCGACCTAATAAAGCCTATGAAAAAGGCTTCTTAAAAATAGAGAGAGAAGGCGGTATTTATATAAACACTAATAAATTTAATTTAGATTCTGAAATATTTTGTTTGGATCGTGGAGATGATACAGAGATAGAAATTATTGATACAAAAACTGTAAAAGATTTTATTAATACAATTAAATCCATTGTCGAATGGCCTAATACTAGGACGGATTTAAAAACTAATTTAATTGAAGCTTTGGCAACTCAAGACTTTAGTTTATTAGATGCTGCGGATGCAGATTATATATTTCAAAAATGTATTTTTGGTTCGTGTGTTTATGGATAAATAAAAATAAATATTAGTTTATTGAGACTAGGTTTTTTTATAACCTGGTCTCTCTTTTTTTTATATTAAAATGATATATAATTAATTTGTACTTTCCAATTTTTTTAAAAATGAAATTAGTTCCCTATGGTTCAAATCAGAACCTACTTATTATCAATAATGATACAGAAATTTTTTACAGTTACAAAACAGCAGTAGCAGGAAAAATAAAAGGAAAATATTATAAAACTAATGAATGGTATTCAAGAACAACAACAAGACACATAAACAACTACTTAGGAAAATTGATGTTTACTGAATGTGATCCTTCTTTCTTTGAATCCATTGTTGATAATAATTATATTGATATAACGCCAGTTGAAAAAGAACCATTATTAATTAAAGGAGCTTAAAAAAATGAAAAAAAAATTTAGAGATTTAATCATAGGTCAAGTTTTTGACTATGAATTATTATTTGAAGGTCAATTTGTAAAAGGAATTAAAAAAAGTTCCCGTACTGCTTTAATTTGTTTAGATAAAAATGATAAAAATGATTTTATTATAAATATGGGTATGAATGAAAAAGTATATGAAACTAATGTAGTTTATGCACCATTTATAAAATGAAATTTTCTGAAAAATATTATAAGGACTTAAATTTAAGTCCTTATCAACATTATATTAACAATGTTTGGTTTATTGAAACACTTGATAAGCTCAAAGATACTGGAAAATTATTTATACCAGATATAAATAAAACATTTAATAAAATGGGAGATGAAATTGAATGAAATTTTCTGAAAAACAAATAGATTTAATTTCAAATTTAATTACTGAAAAAGTAAGGTTAAATAATGAAGATATTAAATACTGTAGAAATTACATAAATGATCAATTTTTAATGGAAGAAAGTAAAGAAGAAATAGAAAAAAATAAGATTGAATATCAAAAACAAATAAAAAGAGTGAGTAATGAATGTCAAGAATTATTAGATATATTTTCATTATTGAATGGATAAGCTAACAATATAAATTAAATAGTTTACTATTTAAAAATCTACGGTAGGATACGGTATGACACATATATATACTTATGTCACTTTCCAAAAACCAAAAACCCATGAATGAATTTAAAATTCAATCAATCATGGGTGAATATTTAATTCCATACACTGAATGTTTAGAAAATCTAAACATACAAAAAGCTATAAGCATGAATGATGAAGTAATGCTTAGAAAAATTCTTGAATGTGAGTATTGATTATGGATAAAAAACTTAAAGAAAAAATTTATTCAAAACTTTATGACTCAGCAGGTTATTTAATGACTAACCACTCTGATTTACCAAAAAATATTGGGAAAATAAAGTTAAGATTAAACAAAAAAGAAATAGCTAAATTATCAAATATTCTTTGGTATATAGCACATTCTGAATTATGGAAGGATAACAATGGGTAGAAAGATGACTAAATTGGATAACTCAAACAAGTTATTCTTACATACACTTGGCAATCAAGTAGGTAGAGCAAAGATTCAAAGAAATAGAGATATTAAAAAAAATAGATTTATGAATACTATTCAAACAATTTCTAAAAAAACAAAATGAAAAAACAATTTACTTTTCATGAAGATGCTAGTCATGGATGGTTAGAAGTCAGTTACAAAGACGTAACTGACGTTGACATTCATAATGAAATTTCAGAATTTTCTTACATAAATAGATTTTTAGAAAAAATTTATTTAGAAGAAGATTGTGACTATACATTATTCATTAATGCTTTTAAGAATAAGTATGGATATAAACCATTAGAAGTTAATGGTAGATACCATGAAATATCTCCAATAAGAGATTTACCTAGATATATAGGATGGCAATTTAATCTTTATTGGAATCCATTAGAGGGAAAAGAGTTAAGAGACTATCTAAATTCTGAGGTCTAATCATGACTAGGTTTAAATCTCAATCCAGGCAAGCTGTAGGAATTGTTTTATCTCACAATGAATATGGTTTAGTCCATGAATCACTTAAAGCATCAATTAAAAGTTTTAATAATAATCCTGAGATTCAATATGAATTTCAATTAATACTTGAATCTATTGAAAAGCAAGCTGAATGTATCGTTGACGTTTATTAATTATGGAATCTAAAAAGCAAAGAATAGCATTAATAAATACTTTACTTAAGTATTATGATGCTTCAAATAATGAATCCTCTAATAGGTTATATAAGGATATTATTCATTTTACAGTTGGACTAAGTTATGAAGTAGCTAATGCCTGCCATGATATAGCAGAAAGAATGTATTTAAAAGGAGAGAAAAACTATGAATCTTAAATTACAAGAAAAAGATGCAAGTGCTTTATTTTTAGCACTTGATGAGATAGTAAATTTTGATTTATATAAAGAAAATTTATTTAGTCAAGAAGAAAGAGAATCTATCTTATTTATTTATCAAAAAGTCAAACAATATAATCCATACCATTTAAAAGATAACCCTAGATATGTAGGTAAAAAATGAAACTCAAAAAAACCAGAAAAGATAGAAAGTGTTATTCATGTAAATCTCTAATTAATAAAGGAGATTTATATGGTCAAAAAAGCATAGCACTGGGAGAAAAAGTTGATGGAGAATCAGAGACTTTTGATGGCATGAATGTAGTGGTTCATTACATGAGAATACCAGTTGATATGTGTAAATGTTGCGTGGAGAAAAATGTTAGATAAAGATAAATGGGAAGAATCAAGAGAAGAAGCTAAAGACTTAGCTCAAGATTATCTTGATCAAGAAAAGACTAGATCAGAATGTGTCAAATATTTTGAAAGTCATTTTAGAATATCAACTTCAACTGCTAATAGATGGTATAACAGAATTTATAATGAATTAGTTATACCAGATATACATAATGCTTTAGAGTTAAAAGCTTATAAAGATAAAGTTGAAGAAGAAATAAATAAATGCCTGATCGAATTACCTACAATGACTAATCCAATAGAAAAAATAGAACTTATTTCCAAAATTACAAAAGCAAAAAAGGAGCTTAAAAAACTATGAGAAATTCTCATGATAATCACCAAAAAATGTTTACTTCAGTTATTACTGTTGAATTTGCATA